CCAACCAGTTCACGGCCAACCTCCTATTGGTGTTGTTGGTCTCAATGTAGGCAGCGGTGTTGAGCTGTAGATTATGCACAGCACCTGAGCTCACTGACAGCGAAGTGGGCGGTGACACCAGCAAAGGATTGGGTAAGTTGATCACGGGTCTCACGATGTCAGTGGGCTTGGCATTGATAACATAGGCAGACACCTGATGTTCCACACAGGTGATCTCTGCTTCACCCGTGGGCTGTATTCTTATGTCAGACACCCTGAATATGCCATCCAATCCCAGCTTGTTGTTGATTATTCTAATGAGATCTCCCACTGTGGTGTTGCTGGATGCGATGGTGGTGTTGAAAGAAACTATCTTGCCAGCTCGGGTTCTCTTGACATACACTTCTGCGTATTGCAAGGCCTGCTCTCTGCTGGACACTGTGGGCAGTGTAATACTTTTTTCTAGCCTCACGTGATCCTCAGACAGATACTGAATGTCATCCGCGGAGCCATCTTCGGGATATATCACTTCGTTGGGTTGATAATCTGCAAAAGGATCCACATAGGTAACCCTACATCTGTTAATTTTACTCTCTTTATTTTCTCCCTGTATGCTCAATCCACCCACGATGGTGTCTTCCGTCACTGAGAATATCACAGCAGGGTCAGATGGTGTGGCAGCGATGTCCGTGTCATCTCCACCATGTTCAATCCTCAATTGATATTTGCCCTGTTGATAGGGCATGATGCCCCTAAATCCCTGTAATATAATTTTGACATTGGTCATTAAACTTTGACCGGTGTCGATCACAGCATCACAGGTGAATGCCTTGCCTGTGGTAGAATCTGTATAGGCCACCACTTGATTGCACAACACAGCCGCAATTCTAAATGATTCCCAATCAAAAACTTCATTGGCCAACTCCTTGCCATAACGACCATTTCTCATATAGTCCAACAACACATTGGCAGGATTATTGCTGAACGCCACTGTTTCATTTGCATAGAGGGTGGTTCTTGACTCAGTGGGTGGTTCGATGTCCAACGCCATGGACCAACTGGTGGTTGAACCTGTGACTTCAGAAGTGTCTAGAGTGGTTGAAAACACTGCTCTATAAGTGCCTGTGGGCAGAGTATATTGTTCATCGATATTATTGGTTATGGTTGCTATGGATGTGGTTGGTCCCAATGTGAAAGCGACAATGGTATTCAATGTGGCATCATCCTGCAGTGTCACAGTATTGGTCAACGTGGAAGCACCTGCGGTGCCTCCCGTGCTCATGGCCAATCTCACACGAACCACAGCATCACTGGTAGTGGTGCTGAATCTTATGGTGTAACTTGCTGATGGGGTGCCTGATGCAGTGTATCTTAAACTTTGATTGGTTGGTGCACTCCAAGCAGAAGGTTTAGAAATATAAGCACCATAATCAGCAGGATCTAATGCATCTGTGATATCAAATATTTTTTTACCTTCTAATATAATTTTAACATCTGGTATTCCACCACCGTATGGATTATTGTCCACTTGTTCTTGGGTGGGACTGGGTGGCAACCACTCAAACCTAAAAGCAAGATAACATAACCCACTTAATTTGTGATTTGCTGTCCAATTGGGAGCATTGGTCAATATGGATGATGCTGTTTGATTGTCTCTGCCATCAAAGAATTCTACCTGTAATTTATTTTGATAATTGCCAGAACTTGGTGTGGCCAATGTGCCATGTGTGTAGGCAGACAGAGGCACAGTGTTATCATCTATCAACAGTGAAGTATAGCCATTGCACTGTCCTTCTGCCACCACAAAAGCAAGATATAGATATTGATTGGTGCTGCCATTGGTGGATACAAAAACTCTTGTGCCTCCCACCATTCTTGTGCCGTATACCACAGGCACATTCGTGATGGCTGAATCTTTATTAATGAGCACACCTTGTATAGATTGTGAATCTGCGTAATTGCTATCAGGAGCATCAAAATTGGTGCCAAAGGGAGATGTAAAAACACTGACTAACCCCTTGACGAATCCAGTGACACTTTTTACAATGCTCTTACCAAAATCTACAACAGCATCTACAACACCACCCATTATATCACCATCTTTCTATAATTTTCAGAATATTTTTTATAACCTATTCTTGTTAAAAATGTATTCATTCTATTGTTTTCATTGCCGTGGGCATAATTGAAATGTATTTCCACTGCTCTATTTTTTACAGCCCAGTCATTCACCGCACGATATAATCGTAATGCTGCCAATCCTTTTCTATGTTCAGGATAGATATAATAAAAATGATCATGCACATAACTGTCATAATTCCACAGATATTGACTCAATGACACAGCACAACACCCCACAATCTTGCCTTGCTTTTCCATCACAAATACTTTTAATCGCGGATTGTCTATGGCATTGAGATAAGAAGTTTTTAGTTTATGTAGATCCAGATGCAAATAATTAAAATTGCTTTCTTTGTGCTGAACCTTGTTGAGTTCAAGACATTGGGCCAAATCAGATCTCACAAATTCTCTAACTATCATTGCTTTTCTCCCACATAGAATCTATTTGTAAAAATCCATTGTGCATTAAAAACTCTTCCTTTTCTCCCAAATTCATAAGATAACAACTGCTGGATGTTCTAATGTTTTTAATATTATTATCATTGCAATAACCCACCACGGTGTCAAACAATGATTGATAATCGGCACAATCTCTGTGGGCAGTATCCAAATGTATGAGATCAATATTACATCTAAGTTGGGTATTCCATGGCAAGGTATCAATCTGTGCCACCACAAATCCTATTAATTTTTGTTCATGAAACATACCAAAACATTTATTTTGAGCATGGATTAGAATGCTCTTTACTCTAAAATTAAAACCGGCCTTGTCAAAATCTATTCCCACCCAACCTCGTTCATACACTGCTTTATAAGCAAGATCCAACACTGCATTGATGTCTTTGGGCGTTAATATTCTCAAGGTTTGCATCCTACAATTTCCCCCATCTTATATCTTTAACAATCTGCGGAGAAAAATCCATGCCCCTGTCCGTGGGAAAATATAAATTCTGTGATGATGGGTTGGTTCTTCTACCGTTGGTTCTCTCAAAATCTGCAAATTGACTGGCACAACTTATGGTGATGGTGGCTGTGGTTTCTGTTTCCGTGATTGAATAACCCGTAATCCTGCCATCAAACACGAGGAACACATCACTGTCAGTGAAAGAAAAATCATCATTTAACACAGCACGATAGATAACCACTCGCGAATCAATATAATTATTGTTGAGGATGAGAGCCACTGTGGTGGTATCCACTGCTGTAAAAGTCATCTCCAGTGTGCCCACTCGTAGATCCGAACTCTCCACAATGTTGCCATAACTTAAAAATTGGTTCTGTGCTAGATAGGTATTGACTCCAGCATCTGGTGCTGAAGCACTGTCATATTGTAGGCTTATATTGGTTGTGGTGTAATATTGAGCAGTATCCAAATGCACCTCAATTAAATCTGCTACAAATATCTGTCTTGCTTCTAGCTTAGTTTGAAGACCTACTCCTATATTCCTTGACACTAGATCTCCTCATTCAATGTTATTTCATATCTAAAAGTTCCATCGGCCTGGGTGATGTATTTTTGTTGATCTGTATCAAGATAAACTTTTAAAGGCACATCATTATAAGTGATGGTGGTTGTGTTGCTGATGCTGGACACAAGATTTGGATAAAAAGTCAAAGTGTCCACAGTAGAACCATCTAGATTGACATCTTCGGTCAGCATATAAACTTTGTCGTGATTGGAAAATTTAATTAGGTCACCTTTTTTGAGAGTGCCTGTGCCCCCTGTGGAATTACAAGTCAATTGTCCCGCAGCCACGGTGGCATTCACAGTTATGGTTCCTGTGGCCGTGCCTCTTGTAGATGCCACCACTGGTGGAACCACGGTGAATGAACCATACTGTCCATCTTGTTTCACGATAAAACTATACACGCTCATGAAATCTTCTCTGCTCAGGGCAGGAGATTTTAATTTAAAATTCCAATATTGTGCTCCTACTTTCAATCTCTGTGCTTTGCCACTCACACTCACAGTGACTCTGCTCTGCACGTTGCTTTGAAAATCTAATGTTTCAAATCCTGTTGTGGGAAATGTTCCGCTCATGTTATGCTGTCAAACTCCTTTTGCCTCGTTCTGCAAGCCCCCTGTTGATCAATCCAATAATTAGATCTTGTCTTGTAGTTAGCAGTTGATCAAAATCACGAGCATCCAGTGTGGTTATCTCAAATGTCACATTAACGTCACCGTTGATTGGAGAAGACATGCCGTAATCACTGCCCCCACCCATGTTTAATTTGTTATTTGGAATTATGTTGCCATTACTATTTGGCACGAACAATTCCGGACCTCTTTCACCCACAAGATATGGCATATTACCAGCAGTTGGACCACCCAGTGCTCTTGCTTCTGGTTGTCCACCGGCTTGGACGGGTCCGCCTTTGGCAAAGCCCAATGCCATCAAAAGCAATCTCAATCCTATTTGTTTTTGTAAGGCTCGGTTGGTCCTCTCCACTGCCCTGGCAGTGTCGTTTTCGCTGTCTACAACCATGCCCAATTGGTCAGCAATGAAAGCTATGATAGGTCCCACAATGAACAATCTCACAAATGCCGTTATCAATTCCGTCACTATGGCATCTGCCAACATCCTGCCAGCATCTCGAGCACTCATGGTGCCTTTAATGATGCCAACAAAAGCTTCTGTGGCGGCGTTGCTGACATTATTAAATCCTGATTTTAACACATCTGTTAGGATGGTCATGGTGCTGAATTGTTTAGATATTTCTTCAAAGGTAGTGCCCAAAGTATTACGCATTGCCTCGGTTGTGTCATTAATACCTCTTTGAGTTTTAAGTAATTTGTCAAATTCTGCTGTGAGACCAGGCAATCCCACGGTGCATTGTCCAATTGCCACTGCCAACTCTGCGGTCTTGTTTGCAATTTCTGTGGTAGGTATTACTGCTTCTTGAAAAGCCTGTCCTGTATCATCTATTGCCGGAATAAGATCTTTGTTGCGTTGATGCACTTCTTTGAGATGCATACCAAATTTCACTGCCACAGCTCCAATGGCTAATAATGCCGCAGTGACTGGGAATATAGCCGTCAATACCGCTATCAGTGCTATCTGTAATAATTTTATGTTGTCCGTAATAAATGCAATGGCCTTGCCCACTTCTCTCATGGCATCGGCATTGTTGGCGCCTAGGAATGTGGATATGAATGTGTCAAAGTTTTGTTTCACTGACTCCAGAGCACTGATCATACCACCTGATCCACTCTCTAAAGCACTGCCTAATCGAGGTCCTAATTCTTTAAAATATTTCTCAGATAGAGCACCACTCTCTTTGATAGAATCATAGACCACTTTGCCCAAATATTGTTCCAACAACGGTCCCAATGTTTTGGCACTGGCCGCTCCCGATGTTTTCAATCTCACAAATTCTTCTGCAAGATTATCCACATCCGCACCTGTGGCGCGAGCCGCTCCTCCCAACATCTGCATCACATTTGGTATTTGATTTAGATTGATGCCTGCCAGCAATAGACCCTGTGTGGCCTTTAAAACTTTTTCTTGTTCAAATCCAAACTGTGATGAGAATTTTGTGGCCTGTTGATAGGCCTGACTGCCTGCGGCAACGGATCCTGCAAGTGCATTTAATGATAATCTGGTCTTCTCTATGGTTTTTTCTAATTCAATGGCACGTCCTATGACCTGGGCTCCTCCAAAAGCAACCAAGGCCGCTCTCACGATCCTGAATGTGTTGCCTAGGCTGGCGCCTTGTTTGTCTAAGCGATTGATGGAATTGCTTAACTGATTGACCCCACCCAGTCCCTTGACTAGGACATTTAAATCGAAATTATAGCCAGCCACTATCTAGTCCTCGGTTGATTGGACTTGTTTTTTTGAGCACCCATAGTCTTTCTCTGCTCCTGGTTTTCATTTAAGATGTATCCGGCCCACATCTGTATCTCCAACGTCGTCATCTCCATAACTTCACTGATAGATTTTTTCAATCTATCTGCCAGCATTATGACGAATCTCAGTTCGACGTCGGCAGCTATTCCTTTGCGATTTGATCAGTAGATAATTGAATTTTGGCTTCGTTGATCGCAGTGGATATCTTGATGATAACTGCTGGATCTGCCTCATTCATTAACTTGAATCTATCCGCTTCTGTGAACAGCTTCTTATCATTGGCATCTCTGCTTTTTACCAAAACAGTTTCAACCAATGCCTCAACAACCTGTCCCTTAGATGCCAACTCCACAATCTTAGCTTCATCTTTGAAGGAGTGGGTGGTTCTGAAATAGATGTCAGTGCCCCATTCTTCACAGTGATATTTTTTCAATTCACCAGCGATGCTCTTTTGATAGTGTTGGCTTATCTTGTCTTGTATTGTCATTTTTATTTTCTCCTAGTTGTTTGTCTGCGTTTTATCACTTCACTGATAGCAGGGGCAACAACTCCAAGCGGTGCTTGGGGGCTGTGTCCTTGTTCCAATGATACTGAATACGGTTGTGGGTTGCTGATGTTGGCTCTAGCTTTGGTCTCAATCTTACGCCAAGATTTTTTAAACTTGCCGCTTCTGACCGGACTTCTTCTCAAAATGGTATTGTATAAATCTGCGACCAGTTCGATTCTTTCGTTATCGACAGATCTCTTTATATCATTGACCATTTTTTTAGAGTTAAACTTTACAACCACCTCAACCATATTATATGTTTGTTATGGTCAATGCTCCAGAACCTTGGAAATCGGCCGTAGCTTCTACCATGCCATCAAAATTTGATGTGATAGAAAAGTTGGTAATGATCACGTTGCCTGAAAGTTTTTGTCCCACAAGTGGTGCAGTGTCTCCAGATGGATAAAGCTCTAACTTTGCCACTCCTTCTGATCCACCACCGTTTGCAAAACTTAAAAGGTTTCTCTGTCCCGCGTCATCGTCTCTTAGATAAAGATCCATAGATCCAGAAAATTGTCTCAATCCCGGAATGTATGATCTTGCTCCCGATCCCATAACAGTAGATTCAATTGTTTGCACTTCTTGATCTATGTTAAAAGTTCTAACACTGGCCACTGTCGCAACTGTTGAGTCACCCCCAACGAATTTAACGACACCGTTTTCGCCTGTGTATGTTGTTGTGTTTGCTGCCATTTATTTGGCCTCCTTGTTTGTATCAACCGGCACCGATTGATGCATTTTTTTTATTACCTCGGCATCAGCAGACAGATGATATCTCAATTGAGTGATA